TTTAATAAATAGCTATGTAAAAAGACAAAAACAAAACGTTTCAAAAATCAAAAACGAATTGCAGCAAACAAAATGCCGCAATTCGTTTTTACATCTAAGGCAGTGCGATAGGGTAATTGGCTGTTAAAACCTCAACCTTACGCTTGCCCGATTTGCCAACTGATAAAGTCTTATCAAAGCTGATTTGATGCCAACCAAATCGTTTTTGGAACTCACCCAGCACATCACTGGGATAAGAACTAAGCAAAAACTTACCTTTGATATTAGACAAAAGCAAAAGTAACGCTCTAAAATCATCTTTCGTATAGCCTCCATAGTGAGCGCAATCGCTATTAAAATAAGGTGGGTCAATATAGAAAAATGAATTTTCGCGGTCTCTGCTTTGAATAACTTTTAAAGCATCTCTGCACTCCAATTGAACAATATTTAAACGCTGTTCATAATCCTTTAAAAAGGCTTCGCGTTTATTGTTCAACCTCAATTCGCTTTTGTTATTGGCTACGCCGTAGCCCCATGTTTCGGAAATCATACCAGCAAAACCCTGCTGAGTAAGAACCCAAAATGCTCACGCCGCCTGCAATGATGTAAACAAATGAGGGTGGTTGTAAATCACAATTGCATCTTCATGCGCTGCTCGGCTCATTGGTGTAGCTTTTATTGCCTGCTGCAATGCTTCAAAATTAGTCTTTGCTTGTTCATAAAAGTTGATTACCATTCTATTGGTATCATTCAATACTTCTACTTCAGATTTGTCTTTAGCAAAGAACACCGCACCGCCGCCAGCAAACGGCTCACAATATAGTCAGTGCTTAGGGATAAGTGGTAAGATGGATTTAACCATTAGTTGCTTGCCTCCGTAGTAGGTGATAGGCGTTTTCATTTGTAGTTGTTTTTAAGTTAAAAAATAAAAAATAATTAAAAAATCATGAATCATCAAAAAAGAATATTCAGACCATAAAAGCTATTTAACTGTATAAGAAATCTGTGATAAATCAATAATAGTCCCCGATGTAGGCGCAACAACAACCTTAGTAACGCTCACGGAGCCTGTGCTAGTTACCTGTACTCGGCAAAGCCCATCTATACCATAAGGGCAAGTAAAATCCATTCCTTGTATAGAAGGTCTAAACCTTGCAGCAACAACAAACATTTGATTTGGTATTGTACCACCTGCAATTTGCCCACGAAACTGCACCCGCCCAAAAGCTCGTTCTACCAAAACTTCATCAGCAGCAGGCAATAAACCACCAACTGTTTGCGGAGTAAAGCTATTCAAATAGCTCAAAGAATCATACTCAGGAATAAAATCTGTGCGCGGTATCATGTTTTCTAAGCGCACAGGTTCTTGTAATATTGCGGGTACTGAGTTAGCTGGAGGCGAAACAGTGAAATTTTGCAGTTTAGCGTCCCGCTTTTGGTAAGTATCGCGCCCCACCGTATCTTCAAAAATTTCAAAACCTGCGGGGTCATTGTAATTATCTTCTACGAAAAACCTTTGTCCTGGAATCGGAATACTTACACCCGTTTGACCAGGATAATAACGGATTTCGTAACCCAGCATTACAAAACCAGCCGTAATAGTATAAACGTTTGGAGATGTTTCAGTAGGCACACAGCCCGACAAAATACAGTTGCCATCATACGTGCTGACATAAGCCCGTAGCAGCCCTCCAATAGCCTCTTTATAGGCATCTTGGATAAAATTAAAATCGTCTAATTCCAACGGCATACCACCGTTGGGCGTGAGTAATCTTTGCATAATTATTGGTTAAAAAGTATCAACAGCAAAACGTTTTCCAGCCAATTTGTAGCGGCGAACAATAGCCTTTATTCTTACCTCAATAGCTGGGCTATAAGCAGATAAAGGGATATTTACAATAAAATCCAAATTTGAATAATACTCGGATTTATTATATAAATAGGTTTTATTGGGCGATGCTTCGGCTTTATTGTAAATGAACCGAGGTCGCTCCTCTATCTTATTGTAAATGTAAGGTGGCAAAGGCAAATTATAACCATCTGAAATATAAATCAGGCGATTGGTAGGGTCGTACAAATCATTTAGAATATGCTCTAAATAAATGACTTGCCCCGTAAAACTCGTGAGATAAAAGGTCTCATTAACATAAATAACAAAAGCATCATTGAAGTCTTGTAGGGGCTTGAGCAAAGACTTCATGTAATCCCGTGTTCTTTGCCCCCTTAAAAAAGAGGGCAAAAGACCTAAGCAATACAGATAAAAAACAACGATATAACGCATACTAAAGGGCTATAAAATTGAAGGTAGAAGAAAGAGGAAACGCACCATCTATTTCCAAATATCCAGCATTACTCAGATATTCGCGGTCAAATGCTGTATAAGGAAGCGCGCCATATGTAGCCTCCGCGCTAACGAATTTGGGGTCTATTACGCCCGTAACTGATTGCAAAGCATCAGTTAATTTATTAATATTTAATGCCCCATTAAAGGGCAAATTCGCTATGAAAGATTGCACGGCAGCATAAACCGCCGCTTGTACGCTCCCTAAATCTAGCTCGGCACTGTAATAAATATCGTAGTATAGTTTCAGCGTATCCGCATTAAAGCTATTCACATAAAGAAATGTGCCTGCGAATTTAACTTGCTGCATATAAGCAGTAAGTCCAACCAACTCAGGAGCATCCAAAGGAATTGGAAGCCCTGCGTTGTCTAGCTTTGCCGTTTTGATAAAAACAACACCGTCTGGGCGTTCTACTACTGCACAGCGTTTTACCACTTTCAATGATTCATCAATAAGGGCATATTGATACACCCCATCTTGATAAATTAAGACATCGCCATACTGAAAATCAAGTACCTTTTCTTGATACCACCGCACCGTGCCAGCCTCCGCCTGGGCCGCAATATTCTCTATTTCTGCTTTGAATACATCCCAAAGAACCTCCGTTGTATAGATAGCTACAGCCACAATATAGGCAAATAGCCTCCAAATAGCCACTCGGCTACTGCTTGCCAATTGCGAAAGAAAATTAACATAAGTCTCAGGATTTGGAGTAAGCCCATTTAGAGAAGATAATGTTTGCTTTTCTGTTATGATGCTATCATAAATCTCTTGTATAGTGCGTGCCATAGCTTAGGTGGTTGTTGGGGTATATGCCCGTTTGTTATAATATTGAACAATAGATTTGTCTTTATAGGTCTCCTTTCTTATTTGAATAATATCGCCCTCCGCTACTGAATGTAGCTGGAGAGTTGGATTATCTTGCAATATCCAATCTATGCCCTCAACATTTCCATACTGCTGGAGCGCAATGTCTAGCACGGTTTGACCGCGCTTAACCTCTATTTCCAAAAAAGCCATTATCGAAGGTCTATATTTATTTGTTCCCCATTTTGCCGAATGGATGCTAGGTTGATACCATCAGCTTCCAATTGCAGTTGAATAGTTCTTTTTAGTGCGCCCGTAAGAGTGCCAGCGATGGCTTGGCGCAACCCTGCACCAGTCAAAGGATTTTGTTTAAAATGCCCTTGTTGCGCCTGTAAAATAAGCTCCACACGCTGCGCAGTATCTTCGCCTATCTCAAAATCACCATCCACGATAGTGAGGTCGTTATCTTCATCTAATAATAAATCCATGTTCAAACTATTGTAAAAATGTGTTGAATTTCGCTTTTATAAGCTGTAATTGAGCAACTGAACTAGGATTGACAGAGCCAGCACCAGCAGGCGTAATAAGCACTAAAGAGCCGATTGCATCTATTAATTCACTCACCGCACTTTTTAAGTCGCTGGTTTGGGAAGCCACTTTCAGAAAGCCCGAAATATCAAGCCCCAAAGAGCCATTTATTTTAAGTGTTTGGCTTCCTACCTTTATTTCAATTTCCTGTATTTCGCTGCAAAGTGCGATATAAGCTGTATTCTTACTTAAAAAAGTAACCAATACATCGCTGTTTATTGTAGGTTTAGTATATATGCCTGTGCTACCTTCTTGTTTGGCTTGCAAACGCACATCCAACAAATCAGCATCGCCGTTGGTGGGCTGCACTACACAAGTGCGCTTGGTATCGTCAATGCTTTTTACCTTACCCACCAAGCTATATACTTCTTGCCCACTCTTGGCTAGTTCTTGCATTAATTCCCGAAGTCCCATTTATACTGATTTATCGAGTGTTATTGCTTGGCGATAACCACCAAAGCCAAATGAGCGTGTAACAGCCTTTACATAGTAGTTCCCTTTGCGATTATAACGATTATCGCTAATCTCTACAATATCACCATGGCGCACAAAGGGCTGCCCAAAGGCAGTAAAATCGCCACGATAGCCATCGTAGCGCAGCTTTTCTATTTCAGCTTCAGCCGCCTTTTTTAAGTCAGCTAGAGGCAAGTTATAAAAGTGTAATGTGCGCTGCTCGCCTTCAGTATCGCCCACCTCCGTTTCAATTTTACTGTTATCAGGCATCATTGAAATAGCCTTCACTTTTATTTTAATTTCCTCCTTTTTGCTGTATTGCAATCCATCCTCCACTATATTTTCTTGGAAGGCAAATTTTTTAGTAATAGTCGGCACATCAAAATAAGCCAGCCCAGCATAGAGCGTGCGCCCACGCATCCAAGAAACAAGGCTATACGTTTTTTTAATCTCATCTAAAACCTGCGCTGGAGTCGCTTTTGATATACGGAATTGCCCCAAATTCACATCAGCCGCACGGACTTCTATCGTAGGCGGAACAATTTGCTCAAGCAGACTTTGCAGCGAAATAGAGGTAAAAGAAACCGTTTTGGTATCCCGTTTCAATAAATAAGCATAATCCTCACATTCAACAACTACGGGCGAGCCTGTTTGTACACTGCGCACAAACCCTTCAAAAACCACCTCATTATTGCCATCATAACCAAGTTCTACCTTAATGGCATCGCCGCGTTTGATGATGTTCGATTCTGCTAGGCTTACGCTTTTGCCTTTGTGCTTTATGAAGCTCGGCAAAGTGATATTGCAAGTATCTGTTAGGGTATCCCAACTACTTTCAATATCAGCCTGTACGCATCCAGCGAGCAGGTATTCTCCAACAGTGATTTTTGAAGTAAGGCGAACCATTATAAAAAAAGCTCTAAAGGCTCATCGCTTGAGCAGGTTATTTCAAAAGGTTGTGTATTGTAGAATGCTTCTACTTGAGGTATATTGAAACTTTCTACTACCAAATTTTGCACACCAAACACCGCCAAATAATCGCTCACCGCTTCCAAAGGTTCTGATGCTGTTAATAAGTCATACAGAACTTGCATATCGGCTTTGGGATATTGGTTGGCATTATTGGTGGTCAAAATGCCGCGTATGCTGATGGAATAATCGCCATCGCTTACGTATTCTTTGAAAGTTCCATTTCGCCCTTGTATGGCTGTTTTTACGATGTTCTTTGTCATTGAAACCGTTATCAATACTGTATCAATGCGCAATGCAATATCAGCATTGGAAGGCAGATATAAAATGAGATTTGAAAACACAGGCGTACCAAGCAATGATACGCCATTGGGTGTGTCGCCCTCATTCGCTATATTAACTAATTGAACATCAGAACTGCCTACAGGCAAGTCGGTGGAGTTCGGATTTTGTATGTCCGAACTGCGCACGGGTGGCTGCTCACCCAAGAAATATGCCTTGGGTTTGAAGTTTTGCAGCCCGTTCTGGGTTAATATGATTTTGAATTTAGAAGGCATTTACATCGCATTTACATCGTTCACGGCTTGCAGCATCACTTTTTCTATTTCTTCTTTGATTTTGGCTGGAGCCTCTTTCAAATTAGTGACTTGCACAATCAGGGTTTCTATTTGTTTTGCTATTTGTATTGTAATGTTTTTAGCGGCTCCGCTATCACCCTGCACCCCAGCCAAGCCCTGTGATACGGTTTTGGTTTTGGCGTTTTCATTGATAGTGGGCATAGTTGGCGGTGCAAAAGTGCCGTTAGGCATTGCTCCCATTTCCATATTGCCGTTCGGGGTTTCCTCTGTGCTCAGGTTTTCGCCAGTCAGGGCTTCTATTTTAGCCCTGAAATCGGCATCAGTCTTTATTTTTTCAAAAAAAACCTTATCGCCCATGCCCGCCCGAAGTCCGCGAACCGCATCTTCTTTTGCGGTGCGAGCTGCCGCAGCCGCTGGGTTCATCAAGTCCATCACCCAAACTATACCTTCGCCTATCTTTTTGATAGTCCACCAAAGAGTGCGCAGCGGCAATGTTATTGCTTCAATGACGGGACCGAAATTCTTGCTCATCCAATTTGTAAAATCAGATAGATAATCCCAAAGACTAATAACAGCCCCAACAACAATACCTATCCACCCAAACGGACTTATCTTAGATACTGCATTAAAAGCAGCCGTTGCAATTTTAGCCAAGTTTATTCCCTTGGTCAGACCTGTAAAGCCAACGATAGCATTTTTTATAATAGCACCTGCACCATTAAAGACTTTCATTCCAAGCCAAGCGGCTCCGAGTGCAAGCGTTACCCTCCCAATACCCTCCACCCAAACACCCAACCAATTCCAATTTTCTTGCACCCAAATAGTAAGTCCAGATACAGCTTCGCTTATCCAAGTAAGCCCAGCTATACCCGCATCAATTGCTGGTTTCAATGCTTCGCCAAGCGTTTGAGTTAATACCGTAAATTTATCCTTCAGGGTTTCAATCTTGCCGCTTGTGGTTTCACTTTGCAAAGCCATCGCACCTGCTACGGTGCTGTTATTTGCCATGCTCATCACATATTGCCGCATTGCTTCGCTGCTTTGCTCTATGGTAGTGGTTTGCCCTTGGAAGGTAAGTTTTACCTTATTTCCACTTTCCTCTGCCTTTACTCCGAGTTCTTCTAATGCCGCAAAATCTAGCTTTTGGGCACGTTCCAATATCCCTGCAAAGTCCTCCATGCTTTTGCCGCTAAATGCAGCAATATCGCCCATTGCAGCCAATTCATTAACCGTTGGGTTAAGTCCTTGGCGAAGTAGCATTTCAAAAGCCTTCGTAGAATCGGCGATGCTGAATGGTGTTTGTACCGCAAAGGTTTGTATCTTTTGGAAAGCCTCTTGAGTAGCCTCTTGGTTGCGCCCCAGCAGCATGGAAAATTTAACCTGTGCGCTTTCCATTTCCACCAAACCACCAACAGCAGCCCGAAGCGTAGCACCCACCGCAAAAGCGGCTCCTACGCTCCCAGCCAGCCGCCCCAAGCCACGATTAAGCCCCAAAGTAGAACCCGTCAGAGTTAGAACATTTTTGTTTAATTGGCTTGTGTTTTTAGTGGCTTTGCTCATCGCCTCGCCAGTCATTTGGCTACCCATTACAGCCATCACCCGCGTAAGGTCTTTGATGGATGATTCTAAACCTTCAATGCTCTTTTCAGATGTGTCAATGATTTTATTAAAGCCCAATACAGAGCTTTTTGCACCTCCGATAGGTTTTGAAATACCATCTAAAAACGATAAACGAAAGCTGTAAGTCTTTGCCATTTTTACTGTTTGGGCTGTTTATTTTTCTTCTTTTTGAACAGGTTTTTAAGCCAAGTCCAAAGCGTTTTAAACGCCTCAGAAGCGACCACATCATTGATAATTACAAGGGCTTCTACTGCGAGATTAGAAACCTCTAAAAACGATGTACTGCCATCGGCATTTGTTACTTTGATTTTAGTAATCCACGACTTTACACGGTCATGTATTTCTACCACTTCGCCAAAGCAATCAAGGTCGGGCAAATAGACTTTTTGCCCAACCTTGGGCTTTGCTTTAGGGTCAATAACTAAATCGCTATTTTCCATTTTGAATAGGTGTTTGCCACTCTAGCTGTTTTTTGAGTACCCAAAATATTTCGTTCACTTGGGTAGCCCACTGTTCAGCATCGAGCAGCGATGGGTCTTGATGATGATAAAATCGAATCAGGGCGTTGCCCTTTGCGATGTCGTAGCCATTCCCGTCCTTTATTTCGGTACGGGCTAAAGCTCCCCCACTTCTACTTGCCGTGTTTTAACCAGGTTGCTAAGATTCGGAGAAATAGACAAGAAACGGTCTGGGTCGTTTGCGGCTGTCTTATCGCCAAAAACAAGGCAATCATTGAAGATGATAAGGTTTGCTCTTACAGGGTCTGCTTCTTGACAAGTTGCCGAAGCAGCCACCGTTGCCATGCTAGGCTTTTTGAATACAAAGTCTTCTGCTTCTTTGTCTTTTTCTGCTTTCAATGAGACCAAAAGCAATCCGTTGGGATGCTGTTTTTTGAGAGCGTCACGCTCTTTGTCTGTGAGTTTTGGCATGGTTACCAAGTGATATGAGAAATGAGCAATTCCAACTGCACAGGGATAGTCATATCGTTTTGATTGACTTCGCGCCCGTTGGTTTTAAATTCGCAATTGCGCAGCTTGTGGGTAACAGTGCCCGTGCCGCCAACAGGTAGGTAGGATACAATAATATCAAAAGGAGGAATCTCTAAGATATTACGGTTTGGAGCCACATTTTGCAAGGCTTCTACCTCCGCCATCTCGAGCGTTACGCTGCCCGTAGTGGTGATATTGCCACGCCCACGGGAAACGGGGCGATTGCCCGCTCCAAAATTGTCCTGTTTTTCTTGGGTATCTGTGTAGGATATTGCGGTAATACCTGCTATGTCCACCCCAAGGATATTACAAGTAATCTGAGACCAGCTATAAGACTGTCCATTTACTAATGGTGTAAAAGCCATTTTTTAAGCGATTTGAAGGGTGAAACCAATATTTACCACAATGTTACGTGCAACACCAACAGGCACAAGTTGCACCACCACTTCTAAAGTAGAAGTAGAAAGAATGTTTTGGTCGGGGTCAATATCCAAAGCAAAGCCCGAAAGCTCACCATCTTTTACCATCTGCTCCAAAGGCTTTTCGCCAATAGATTTAAAGTATTCGATAGTTGTCAATGAAAGTTTGCCCGTTTCAGCATCCACATAAGCTGGAGCAGCGAGTTGGGGCAAAAGCGCAGTGCGCAGATTGCGCATTGCCTTTTGCATGGCACGGTTGTTTTCGATAGTGGAATAGTCATCCGTGCTGATAATGGCTGTATGGCTGTCATTGAAATACACGCCAGCAATGCCTACATGACGGCGGAAAAACAAATACCGTTTGTCATTCAGCAACTCCAAATCAGCCTCCAGCATATCAGCCAACAAAATACCATCTGCCATTACAGGGCTTTCTAGCTCCGCTTTGTCCATGCGGAACTTTTGCACCCAAGCAATAGATTCATGAACAGCCGCCAAAGCTACAGCCCCCAGCGCAGCACCAACAGATGGAATATACGCCAAGCCCAAGCTATCGGCAATGTCCTTGCCTTCGTTGTCCCCATCGCCAGCAATCAGAAATGAAACGGATGGATAGTTCACGGTATTCAAATCAACTAAACTAGCCAATACAGGCGCAGTAGCTTGTTGGATACCAAAAACCATTAAGGCTGGAGCATATAATGCCTCTAATGCATCCATAAAAGTTTGCGCCGTTTCCATACCTGCTTCTGTACCCCACAATGCCCATTGGCGCACACGTCCAGCCGTTTTATTACGCACTTCATTGCCAGACTCAGGTGCGAAAGCCAAGAACAAATTCCCGTTTGGCTGTTTGCGAAAAAACTCTTGAGCGTGGTAGTGCACCAAACCGAAAACAAGGTCATATTCCAATATTTCAGCAGCTTCTACTTGTTGAATACTTTTGAACTCGCGAATATTGGTCGCCCATGATGCAGGTGCATCAAAAGGAACAATGATTCCGCTTACGTGGTCTTCATTTGCCAAAGTTCTGGCAAGACCGCCTTTTTGCTTGTTAAATGTAATTTGGTTCATTAGCTTACTAAAGTTAAAGTTGTCCACACACCATTTTCATCCTTCACTCTTACCACAGCCTCTTCATTGAGAGACATTTCAATATCCCAATCATTTGGGGCTATTGATGCCGTAATTTTGAAGAGGGCAAGACCAGCACTATTTGCAGCCTGTTTAGTAGCGGCGGTGAGTGATGCTGAATTGGGGGAAGCTAAATCAAAAGCTTCTCCATTCACCTCTACTGATTTAATTACATCTATATTTGCACCTTCATAGATATATGTCGGTGTAGTATTAATCCCGTAAGGTGGATAAATTTGCGTAAACTCGTCGGCAGCAGTAAATTCATAAAGCTTTTCGCCTGCCGCCTTCGCGTCTGCCGTAGCTTTTTCCTCATAGTGTGCCATGTAGCACGTTCCATCTGTGCGGCAAAGGGCAGAGTTGGCATTAGGATATAATGCAAAAAACTGCCCTATTTTTGGGGGAATAACCAGTGGCATAGACTAAGGTTTGTTAATAAGGTTGTCCAATTTGGTTTCTATACGCATTTGCGCTTGCCTATTTTCATCCAAAAGCTTGAGCGTATTGCTGTTGGAATCGGCTAGTTGGTCTACTGCTTCGCTGAACTTTTTTAAGGTTTCCCTATCTGATTTCACTACAAAGCCTAACAGCCCCAATATACCCACGCCAAGCCCACCATTAATAAGCGAATCCCAAGGATTAGTATTTTGTTGCCTTTGCTGTGATATATCGCCGCTTTGCGTTGGTGCTGCATTAGGCAATGGGGGCAATGGTACTTCGGTGTAATTTTGCGGCATATCTTGCACCGTTATCGCTCGCACTTTTGCGCGTGGAATTTCAAAATCCATTTTTTCGGTGTAATAGACTTTTTCGGCTACTTCGGTATCTGCAATGACAGGTGCAATTTCCATTTTTTGAGGCAAGATACTGCCCTCATCGGGTTCTACGGGATGGCAAGATTTGAAAGGATTTGCGAAAACAATATAGGCTAGGAAAGCCCCAAGAAATACTTTAAGAAAGATTTTCATAATTAAAAAACTGTTAGATAACAATTGAATGAAAGGAAAAAAGCCTGCTGTGCACAAAGCCTCGGCAGGCTTTTATAAAAATGATTGGGTTGTTTGTTACTATACTCCAGCCGCTTCAATGAGGGCTACAATACCAATTTGGCTGTTATAGGCTTTAGCACCACCGCCGCGCAACTGCGCACTAATGACATCGCCAAAATAAACCGCATCGGCATTATTTTCAAAAATCTTAACCCCTCCTTTTGAGTGCGCAGCATGCGATTCGTGCCAAAATAAACCGCCCGCATTATCAGCGGCAGCGGCAGCGGCATTAGGGGCTTTGGGTGCTGGGGTTCCTGCATTGTCATATCGAGTTACAAAACTTCGGATATAGACCGTAAAACCATACAGGCGATTTACTGCGCCGCTGGGTAGGTTCGCAGTACCCATCAATTGCGAATTGAGCAAGTCTTCATCTTCGAGCAAGTCATTGTACATTTCCGCAGGCAAGCAACAATAACGCCCTTCTTGGGGAACATCTTGGCTGTCCATAATGCGTTTTACTGCCAAAACATCCTCTTTAGTAGCTTTTTTCCGAGTACCAGTAGCACCCGAAAGAAAAGGCGTTCGGTTCGCTCCAGTGGTACGAACTTGTTGCCCTGCTACTGTGGTTGCCCAGCGATAGCCCATCCAATCACCAACAGCAGATTCAAGAGCATTGATATGTTCCTCCAAAACAGCCATGCGTTTGTCATAGCTAGTTTCCATTTGCTCTACATCGGTAATATAGATAGGCGTGGTACGGAAGGTATCCAAATTGAAGGTATTGTCCGCATCAGTGCGTTGTGCGGGCGTGCCAGGTACGCCAGCATTTACATTGATGGTAGGGACAGCACCCGCATTAGGCAGATGCACAACGCCGTATTCATCGGCAAACGGACTATAGTCTTTCGAGCGCATGAAAAAGCTGCTATCCCGAAAAAGATTGGCTGCAATGTCCTGCGCCCAAATTTCTTTGATAAGTGCCATTTTTAATTAGCAATTTTTAATTTTATTAGAGGAATCGGGTTACTTCTTTTTGCCAAGATAGCCCTTTGCAAGTTCTTGGTATTTTTGGAAATCCGTTTTGCGAAGCTCCGCCAAGCCCTTCTGGTCTTTTTCTTGCCAATCGGCATAAGTCCATTGGCTTTTGTCGTTGGAATCGCCTTGTTGGCTGCCCTTTGAAAGCTCTTGGATAGCCTTTACCAATTCCCCTTGTTTATCCACAACGGGAATGGTTTCAGGTGCTTTGTTGCCATCAGACTCAGCATTTTTTACGGGTGCTACGGGCTTTGTCAATTCAGCCGATTCAATGAGCGCAGCCGTGTTTTCGTAGTCGTTTTCGGCGAGCTTGGTAAAATGGGCTTCAGTCTTTTCAGTGATAACCCCTTTGTTTTTGCCAAGTTCAATCAGGAATTTGATGCGAGCAAGTTGCAGCTTTTCCAAGGCTTTCAGTGCCTGTTCTTCAGTTGCATCTTCGCTCAGTCCCATTTTTTTAAGCAATAGTTTCATAGTTGCTTTGGTTGGAAATTTCGGTAAAATGATGTTTAAAAAATCGGTGTTTCCACCTGTTCCGAGCGTAGTCATTTGCCCCTGATGCCGCAAACGCAAAGCGTTTTTATTGGAGCCAAATGGCAATATACTCGCTTCAAAAATTTGCGTTTTTATTGGTGTTGGGCGTGTTTGCCCTGGTTTAAGCCATACCGTATCAGTAGAAAATTCCAGCATATCAACGCCCACCGAAGTAGCGTTCATCATCCCCTGTTCCACCTTGTTTTTGATTTTTACAGCCTCTTCATCCTTTTCATCAAAAACAGCCGTAGCAATCAACTTTCCGCTTTCCTTACGGATATTATCCCATTTACCAATTACCTTATCCCAGTTGTGCGCATATAGCATAATAGGATTCTTTTGGAATTGGCTAAGGTCTATCCCATCAGTAGGAACCCAAAAGCCGCAATCGTTTATAGACTCATCGCTCAGGACAAAATCTAGTGGTTTGGTAGCCATTACATGATATTTTGTTTTAGTGTTAAAGTGCAATTACCTGCGTTGTGATTACAAAAATGAGATAGAAAAACATAGAAATCAAGTGCTTAATTATCAACAATCAACGAATGAGTATTATTAATACACGTTTGTCGATTGTTAATAAATAAGCACTTGAAAACGGGCTTTTTTTAATGGATTTTTGAGGTATGGAAACAAAAACAGCCGCCAAAATCCTTTACATGGAAGGTATGGCACAGAAAGAAATAGCCAAATTATTAGGCACTACTGAAACCACAATAGGAGCGTGGAAAAAAGATGGGGCGTGGGAAAGCGAACGAACCCGAAAGAATCTTCTATCAATGACAAATTCAGAAACGATGGAAGAGCTTATACATTACCAGCAGCAAACACTGCTTGCTCAAATAAAGGAGTGGAAAGAAAACAACACGGGTAAATTAATCAGTAAAGGCGATGTGGATGCCCTTTCTAAGTTGTATTCTACCATAAAGAAAAAAGATACTGTGTGGGCTGATTATGTAAAAATAATCAGGGAGTTCACCCAACACATAGCTGAAGTAAACCCTTCTTTAGCAAAAGAAGTAATAGGAGTGGCAAACGACTTTATCAATCATAAACGAGAGGCTCTATGAACAACCAAGACCGTGAGTATTTACAGTGGCTCGAACTGTGCAAGCGAATAAAATCGGAAACCACCGTAAATGTCAATGAAAGTGCAAAAGATAAAGAGAGCCGAATAAAAAAGCTATTGGCTAATCCAGCTAAATTTTGCCAATATTATTTCCCTCACTATATGACTGATAAGGAAACAGGCAAAATAATTGATTTTGGTTGGTTCCATTTAGAAGCATTTGATAAAATATTAAAAGACCGCGACTGCTTTGCGGTATTGGAATGGGCAAGGGAACACGCCAAAAGCGTAATATCTGGGGTTTTTATACCTATGATACTAAAGGCAAAAGGCGAACTAACAGGCATGGTTACGGTATCCTCTAATGAAAAGAAGGCTAATAAACTACTTGGGGACATACAAGCGGAATTGCTTGAGAACCAAAGATTCATTGCTGATTTTGGGGAACAAGCGGCATTCGGGGACTGGCGCACAGGCAATTTTACCACAAAAGATGGTTGTGGCTTTTGGGCTTTTGGGCGTGGGCAATCTCCACGCGGTATCCGAAACGGGAACAACCGCCCAAATTATGCTGTGTTTGACGACATAGACGATAAAGATTTGGTTAAGAACCAAACTAGGGTATTGGAAACAGTGGATTATATCTTGGAGGATGTTTATGGCTGTTTGGCTATTGATGGAGGGCGTTTAATTGGCGCAGGAAACCGCATTCACAAAAAAAGTGTGTTGGCGCATATAGTTGGGGATATTGATGGCAAGCCCAAACGAAAGGGCTTGGTACATATAAAAGTATTTGCTATTGAAGATAAAAACCATAACGCCTGCGAGCCAAACCATCCCGAAGCTCGCCTCGCTTGGAAAGCATTTCATAAGTGGGATAAACTCATAGCCAAAATGCAAAAAATGGGCTATCGCTCTGCCCAGCGTGAATATTTCCACAATCATATAGAGGAGGGGATTTTGTTCAAAAACGAGTGGATTCATTACACTCCAGCTATTAGAATAGATGACTATGATGCTTTGGTTTGCTACTGCGACCCTTCTTTCAAAGATACCAAAAATTCAGATTTTAAGTCTATAATGGCAGTTGGCAGAAAAGGGCATACATTCCAAATCAGAAAAGCATTTGTACGGCAATGCTCGCCTACAGCAATGGTGAACGGCTTTTATGATATGTATGATTTATTTGGGCGATGGGCTAAATACTACATGGAAGCCAACTTTTTACAAGATTTGCTATTGGCTGAATTTGACCGAGCAGCCGAAGAGCGAAAGCAAAGCCTACCCATCAGAGGCGATAAAGAAAGCAAGCCCAACAAATTCGAGCGCATAGAAAATATTACACCACTATTCGAGCGCGGTTTAATAACAATTGCTGAGGAGGAAAAGAACAACCCCGATATGCAGGTTTTTCTTTCCCAGCTACTCGGATTCGGTAATTCAGGTGTACACGATGATGCGCCCGATGCGCTGGAGGGTGCTATATCCAAGCTCCAAAAGAAACACCGAAATAAAAATGCCACCTATGCAGTTGGCAATTATTCACACGACAAAAGAAGATACTAAATGGCTTTTCTCACACCTGGCGACTACGAAGTACCTATTCGCACCAATCGCCTCACTCAAATCATAGACAGCACGCCCATCATTTTAGATGAAGCCGAAGGCACAGCCTTGCAAATTGTGCGGGATGCGCTGCATAGCAGATACGATGTGGATGCTATTTTTGCCACCACTGGCACAGACCGCCCTGCGCAGGTAGTGCGCTGGATGGTTACGCTGGTGTTGTATTTCTTATATGAGCGGATTCCCGATAATATAATGCCCGAACGCATCAAGAATAATTATGAAATTACGCTTGAATATCTAAAGGATTTGGAAGATGGCAAACGGGACAGCGAGCTACCAAGAAAAACGGTGGATGATAAACCAAAAACGAAGTTCATTTATGGTGGGAACACACCAAGAACACACGACTTATACTAGCATCAAAAAACACCGTTTAAAACCCGTTTAAATTCGTTTAATTTGAACGAATCGGGTAAAATCGCACAATCCCACATTTAGCACTAACGCTTTTAAATTAAGCCTTTTTATAGCATGAATTTTTTTCAAAGAATAGCCAGTGGTTTTCGCTCCATTTTTGGAGCCAATAAATCCGCCTCTTTAGCCAGCCCGAAGGGTCGTAGAATGTTTCCGCAAATAAAGCGGCTGCATAACTACAGAGTAGAACTGCAACTAAAAACGCTGGGGGATGCGATTCTTTCAGCCGAGAACCCGCTGCGCCCTGATAGACGTAACCTATATGCCATTTACCGAGAAGTATGGCGGGATGGGCATTTATTCAGTCAAATGCGGCTACTACGCGAAAGCGTGGTGGCTGCTGGATTCCAATTGCGAGACAGCAAAGGCAAAGAAAACAAAGTGGCAACGGACTTGCTGCAACGCAAATGGTTTATAGACTATATCCGCACATTTGTTGATACCTATTTTTGGGGACATAGCTTGGTAGAGTTTGGAGAACAGAACAAAAAAAGCGGCGAGTTTTCAGAAATAACCCTTATGCCACGCGAACACGTACGCCCCGAAACGGGCGAAATCCTTATCACTCCAAGCGACACCAAGGGCATTCCGTACCGAGATACAGATATTGGCAAGTGGCTAATGGAAATGGGCGGCAAATTTGATCTTGGGCTTTTGCAGATTGCAAGCCAAGATGTTATCCGCAAACGCTATGCGCTGGGCGACTGGAGCCGTAGAAGTGAAAAATTTGGAATGCCAATTACCATCGCTAAAACTGATACCAGCGACCAAACCGAAGTAGATAGAAGAGGCGAGATGCTTGCCAACCTTGGTAGTAATTCTTGGGCTGTGCTGGATGAAAATGATGAGCTAGAATTTATTGAAAGTGGCAATACAGATGCCTACAAAATATACCTAGAGCTTATCGATTACAGCGATAACAGCAATAGTAAAGTCGTTGTGGGTCAAACAGGCACAAGCAGCAACGAAGCCTATGCAGGTACGGCTGATGTACACAAAAGCGTGTTTGAAGTATTTGTGGCTTCCATTCTCCGAGATTTGCAGTTTCATGTCAATGATGAGCTTATCCCTTTTTTAATAGGCTTTGGTTATCCTTTGGATGGCTATAAAATCCAATTCTTGGAACTGGAGCAGAAAGATAAAGAGGATAGCAAAAGCATACCTACACCTGAGCCGCAAAAAAAAAAGCTAACTAAAGAGTTCTATCCTCTTGGCTCTCTGTGCTGCTCACCCAAGAAATATGCCTTGGCAAAGCCTAAGACCTTGGATGAGTTGTACCAAAAAGCTGCTAAAAATGTCTATGACGGCAAACTCAAAAAAGGAGACTTGGATGCAGCTCTTTGGCTTTACAATGTGCAAGAGCTTTGGAAAGCCGTAGAAAAAGGCACAGGCAAAAGCTGGTTGAAAATCGACAAAGAAGATAAAGACTACAAAATGATGCAACAACTACGCGAAAGCGTTTACAGTTTTGCGGCATTCAAAAACTACCATAACATAGCCGATATGGTGGATGCGATGACAGATGAAAACGATGTGGTAAGGAGCTTCAGCGACTTCAAAGAAGTAGCACAGGGCATCAATACCATCTACAATGAAACTTGGCTGGAGTCCGAATATAACACCAGCATAGGCACAGCACAAATGGCAGCCCGTTGGGGCGAACTTTGGGCAGAGCGCGAAGATTTCCCTTATTTGCAATATGTGGCTATCAATGACGAGCGCACACGCGAAGCCCATGCCGCTCTTGATGGTGTTACATTGCCCATCACCGATAGTTTTTGGAATAGCTTTTTCCCGCCCAACGGTTGGAATTGCCGTTGCGATGTTATCGCTTTGGCTGAGGCTGACGAGGTACAGCCTGAATCATTGCCCAGCACAGAAGAAGTGCCGATGACATTTAGACATAATGCAGGCAAGGACGGTGATTTATTTGGCGAAAAACATCCGTATTTTACGGATGTGCCGAAAGAAACCAAAGACAAAATTTTAAAGGCTATGAACAAAATAAAGCCGAAAGAGTAATGGCGAATGTATTAATAATGAAGCCCCGTACTACGTGAGTAATACGGGGCTTTTTTAGAATCATGCTCTAGCTAAAAACGGCAAAATCTCTTGCCTTTCAGACCAATTAACGGAAAATATATCGTACTCTTCTAGCGCAGTCTTAATTTCGGGGGACACTCCGTGCGAATCATTTAAGATAAGAACTCCCTGCGTTTTTTCTCTTACTTCTTGAGTGTCACTTATCATAAACATGGCATTTACAATTACATCCTTTTTAGGGTAATTAATTGCTCTAATAATTGTATCACTTTGTCTTTTTCCTTTGGGGATAATAAAATCGAACTTGTGCATTAAGCCACTTTTTCCAGTGAAAAAAGCATCTTTTGCATATGGTATTTCATAGGTGTCTAAAAATGTAGCAACATCCTCTAAAAAGAAATTTTCTACCTTTTGTTTAGACAAAATGAACATATCATCTACACTCATTATCGCTTGTAAAAAACGGTGTTTATCTCTTGCAAAATTTGAAACGCTAGTTTTAATGATTAGCTCATTATCTGAATTTTTAGTAACACCAAAAGAATTTAGGACTACGTTAAGTTCATCCAGCCTTTTTTGGGAACGGGTATTGAAATCTACTCCCATTAAACCAAGGTCTGTGATAGTAACACACGCATCTGATAGCAAAATTTCATCGCCATTTTTTTTAGCATATATTTCTATCATATCATTGCGATGATTAAGAAACGGTGTGATTATTTCTGACCAACCATTATCTAATTCACGAATATGTATTCCATTTTTGAGCCATTCTATATAGGCATCAATTAGTTCTTTCATAGAAAGAGATGTTTTATATAATTAAAGGTTTAGGTAATATTGGCAATATATTATCAATATTGCAATAGTCAAAAAATTTAGCCATTTTGTCGTATAAATCATCTGAAGGCAATATATCTAGTCCTTTCACATGAGTTAATGGCAATGCCCATTTTTCATGGTATCCTTCAATATAAAAATGCAAATGGTCTTCCCGAATAAATTCATAATCCTCAAATCCTTCAAACATAGCATCGGGGGCTGGAGCTACAGGGTTTCTATGCGACCCCATAAAATCTAATCTTCTAATAAAGATGCTTTCTTGGTATCGAAGATTTAGTGTGAGTTTATCATTTATCTTGTTTTTTCTATTTACATCGGCATTAAACTTTATTCGCCCATTTCTTGAATCCTGTAAATCGATAGTTAGTAATCCTCCTTGAGATGGAAAATTAAGCAAAAGAGACAAATTTGTAGGAATCTTTTTTAGATTAAAGATTACTGCTAATTCTTGTGGAGTCATAATTGCATTCAGTTAAGTGTTTCAAATGAATGCAAGATATAAAACACATTTAAAAGTAAAAAACAAAATGTTACTATTTTGTTATTACATTTTGTTTTTTATTCTAACGAATTTAACAACAAAAAGTTGTACATTTTTTTGTTTTTTAACACCAAAGCCCCACCATCACTGGCGGGGCTTTTTAAATACTCCTAATATCGGGCAAGGTTCTTCAGTCGCTTTGCTGCTTAATAAGGCTCGTAGCGGTACTTGCCTCCTCTACCTAACTCGCCCAGCAGCATCGCCAAAGTATAATTTTATGGATACTGCGAATCTGAAAGCGTACGGAAAGCAGCCCGCGCATTATTTTGATTCGTGCTAAAATATTCGCCAACAGTACCTATATTTAGCTTCGTTTCGGGCATCCAAACCGTTCGCTTGGCTCCTACCAACCTATAACGGTATTGGTTTTCCGTATCACCCCAAGTAATTTCTTCTACAACAGCCCTAAAAAAAACGGCTCCCTTGTGCCGTTCAATCTCGCCGTTGCCCAGTGCCACTACAAAGACATTAGTGCCTAATGTAAGTTGTGGATTTGCAGTAGTAGCCATTATTCCTCCTCCTCCGCTTCGTTAAGCTGTTCTATAATGGGGTTTTCTATGTCGCTCAACTCTGATGCTTCTTTTGATACAGCGTTACCGCTTGCATCTCGCATCGTATAGCTGTAATCGCCATTGGTATTGGTTATTTCTGCCACCCAACCATATTTAGCAGTTTTCGAGCTTTCGGTAACATCCAACCAAAATAGCTTTTGCCCTAATGAAAATTCGTTTGCCATTTAGCGTTTTTTTGATAAAATTCGCTCGATAGTTTTACCCGAAAGCGCGAACCGTGAAGAAAGCGTATCTATTACATCATCCAAACGAACTCTATTTTTGTGGTACAATTCGCTGAACATCGTAGTTATTTGAGCATTGCGCTGGGCGGTGTTTGCTTTGCGCCGCTCGTGGCGGGTCATTGATGCTGCGTTAGTTGTCATAGCTGGCAGTAATATTTAGATTATTGATTAAAGTCTGTATGTAGGCTGGGGTCGCGCTCACATCCAGCACGGTACTTTGGAACCGTTGCACCGTAACCATTAGGTTACTGAGCCGATGGTCGGGCGTGGTGCTCGTGCGCACTATTTCATTTACCACCCTTTTATCGTTGCCTGTATTTGCCAAGGCAGCAAAGGCGGGCAACGAAGAGAGCCAAGCCCCGTATTTGTGCAGCTTTTGATATACCAAGGCGTTAAGCCCTAGATGGTTGGTGGTTGGGTCTAATACTCTTTGGTCGTTATCATACATAGATTCGCTTACCACATGGATATTAAAGCCGAGCGTGGCTTGTTGAATACCCGTGCCCATCGTAGCCCAGTCAATTGCCTCAAATTCTATATAAGCACCACAATCTACAAACAAGGTGTTTTCCTCCGCTTGCTCTTCCTGTGCATAGTACCAATCCACCTCTTTTAGTTGGGTGATTTCTTGGAGTCTGGCTTTGATAATTTGATAATACTCGAGTATCATTATTTGAAAATTGGTATTGCCCTAAGCAGGCGTTCAAACTGAAATATAAACCTTTTATTCAAGAAGGCTGATTCGCCCATAAATTGCCGTTTGGGTATCTTCATATTTACCCTGCGCGTGTGTGCGCTCACCTGTGTTTTGCCGCGCTTGGTACGTCTGTCATGGTTTCGGACATTGGCAGTCGTTTGTATCGTACCGCCTTCATTGTGTATTTCTGCATAGGGCACATCGGTCAAAATCTCTATTACTGTGCCTGTTACCTTTTTCCGTAGGCTGCGCCGTAATCTACCCGATTTAACCAATACAGCCCTGCGACCTTCGCGCCGCATCTTGCGCCCTGCTGTGCGCTCTTTTCGGGGCTTCCAAGGCTCATAAGCTTCATCAATGAAGCCTTGCCGTTTGAAGCTCTGTTTAAAAAAATTCAAAGCCTCTGTACCTGCATAAGTAGGCAGTTTTTTCAACTGCTTTTTTACATCCTCCAAATCTTTGATGATTTTTTGGAAGTCAGGAAATGCCCCGCCTCTTTGCTTTACCATGTTATCAGTGCTTTTTGTTGCATTAAAGATACAACATTTTGTTTTAATAACGAAATTCTAAAACAAAATGTTGCTAAAAATAAGAAACCCCAACCTATGTAGGCTGGGGCTGATTTTAGCGTATTGCTTCACTTATTTTGTTAAATAAAGCATAGATATACGCATCATATTCTATCCAATCTTTAGAGTAAATAAACTGTAACAATGCGGCGCGATGGTAAGACTTTATGTGCAGTTGGTACTTATCCCTTTTATCATGTAGCCGCTTCACCTGGTCTCTGTATAATTCGCGAAGCACCTCCATGTAACAAATTTCGGCAAAACTGTCAGGCGGTTCATAGCCCAGCGTAGCAACCGCCTTGCTCATCTCTTCGGGTTCTGCATCGGGTAGGTACTTGTGGAAATCAAAGTCTTTCCAAAACTTTATTTCCTCCCCGATTTGTAGCAACAGGGCTTGGAACTGCTCAAGGCTTAGTGTGATGTGCTTTTCTGTTTTTAACATGGCGTTGTACTTTATCAATGATACTCTGTGCTTGCTGCTCTTCCAGTTGGTTCAACTCAAACACGCCCTGTTCCTTACACAATGTCCGTTGCCAATGGATTAGATGATTGTTCAAAAGCAGTTTATACAATCGGCTTCGTAGCTTGGTTAATTGTTCCATTCTGCACAGTTTAAATAGGTTTCGGCATATTTGCGCTCCATGTGTGGACGCTCGGAAAGGAAGTGGTTATACTTCTTTATGTGGGCGAGTGCCTTGGTGCGTTCGCCCTCTGGCATTGCTTCCCACTTCTTTTTTACCCGTTCCTTTTTGCCCACTTTGTAGGCATAGGCTTCCCAAAAAACTTCAAAACTCAAATCCGTTGGGACTTCTACTATTTCAACTTTGCCCTTACTCCCCATCCATTGGGCAACTGTTTTTATATCCTCATTAGCCAATTGTATAAATAACCATTTGCGCTGGTCTGGCTTCAATTCGGATATAATTTTCATGCTTACTGGTACGATAGAATCTGGGTTGTACTCAATTTCTATCAAGTCTGTTTGGTCTTTTCGGATGATGTACTTTTTCATCGTTTTTTAGTTTTTCGTTTAGAGATTTTCGCCCAACCAACACGCTCAAAAGGTTTATCCCAAATAGGATTATATTCAAAAATTTTAGCCGAAAAATCAAATGTAGGAAACACTGATTTAGGCTTTGGTTCATCAATATATCCAATATGAGTATGTATTTGCGAAATAGCATAAAAAAGAATGGGTTGCATAATTAACAGTCTATCTCTCATTTCCCAGCCTCCTTTTCTTTTTGCCTGCCAATGTAATAAAGTTGCTCATTTACTTCATTCAATTCCCTTTCAGCGTTTACTAGCTCATTTTTGTATCGCTCGTTAAACGTTCTTTTTTTGTGGGTTTTAAATTGACCTTCCAACTTTAGCATTTTTGAGTAATCCTCATCGTATTCAGCAATATTCAGCTTATACGTGCCTGCAATTACCTTTTTTTTCATAGTCTCCATCCAGTCAAAAAGCGGCTGTGAAAAATTGCCAAATATCCAATGTTTATGAATAGCAATCGTTTTTTCCAGCCTTGCTTTTGTTTCCAAAAGAACCTTTTCCAACTTATCCATAAAACAGTATTTTAAGGGTAAAAAAAGAGGGCAACACTCTTGTAAAATGTTGCCCAAATATTAATCAACAAACAATTCATCTCGAAGCATTTCCGCCATTTCATTGCACTGGCGTACTTTCTCTGTCAGTCGTTCCACGGCGTTTGTTCCATCATTAGCAATCACTACTTTCTTATCCTCAAAGCCTATGCGGGTGCGCTTTAGTTGGCATTTGAGATTCGATAAGTACATATTCACAGCCTTTTGCAGTAAGTCCCGTTTGATGGGCGTATCAGCTATTTCAAGAACGCTGCTCATTTTCCAATTCTTGAACTTTGTCCATGCCCATTTTAATAACCTTGTTCATTGTGTCGATAAGCTCGGCGACATCTTTCGTAACATTGTAGATGCGAGGCTCTTCGCCTTCATTCATTGTTACTTTGATTTCTATCAATTCTTCGGCTTCTTTTGCTGAAATGCGTTCTAAACCAGCAATACGATTTTGCAGCGTTCCAATATCCCCACAAAGCATATCTATCGTTTGTTTAGCTTCATTAATCCAATCCGCCAAACCCAGTGGAACATTAAATTTATGCACCTCAATATCGTTGCGGTGCTGTACAGCAATTTGTTTAAATTCCTCTTGCTTATCCTCCTCTTTGCCCTCCTTCACCTTCACACCATACACCGCCAGCGCAGCAACCAACTCTTTGTTATTCCCTATTTTTTGCCCTTGCATCAGCATAGAAACCAAGCGAGAAACGTGCTTGTATTCCATGTCTGTAAGGAGTTTTTGCACTTGCTCATCTGTCAGAGCCTGACCATTTCTATCAAGAAACGCATTGATACTTTTAGTTTTTGCCATGATTGGTAGTTGTTTTTTAAGTGATAAATTGATACTCGTTCATTGTAAGGAAGATGGCTTCCTTTACAGATTCAGACCATACCCAAACCCCGCCTTTTATGCCTTCGGGCGGTGGGCAAGTCCAATGGACTCGCCCAGCTAGTAAGTCAGTAGCATCATTGGCGCAGATGGTTATTAGGAGCCTGATGCGGCGGGGTTGGAAAGTCATTATTTTTGTGTTTTGCTTTTACCTTTTTGGTAAAGATTGTTCAGCATTTTTTAAAAAATTCAAAGCTCTAACAGCCCCGATTTTAAAAGCTATTTCATCAATAGTTTCCAAAACATCTTCATAGTGAATTTGTGGAATATTAGGCAACCAACTGCTCAAGTCATATTCGTGTGGATTTTCGGGATTACAACCCTCCCATTCTTTCAGCTCTTTTTCTGCCTCTTCCAACTTGTTTTCAATCTCCTCCAGCTCTTCTATGGTTTTCGCTAATTCGTCATCAGATTCATCCAATTCCATTTCACGATGCTCTAATTGGCTGCGCAATCCATTCATCTCAGTTTGTAGTTTCTGCAACCTTACTCGCTGCTTTCTGCCCTGGTTTCTTATGCGGTGTTTCATCCTTGGTAATATTTAGGGAAATGATGCAAATAACTCACGCTGGTTTCATAACTCGCCAAACGGCGAGATACGCCTTGTTTCCATTGCTGGCGCAGTATCATAGGGTCTTTTGTGCCATTCAGCCCCATAGCTACAATCGAGATATTTACGGGGTGCAATCTGCCATATACCCAAGCCCAAAACTTAATGCTATCCAGCATTGCGCCTTTTCTTTGGGCATCATTTTCCTCCAAAAAGAAAAAAACCTCTTGAGCTATAAATTCGCTCATTTCCGTTTCTGTCAGCCCAAGGCACAGAGCCACATTTGCCCGAAATTCGGGCG